ATCTCTTGTGAGTTATCTGATGGGAATCCATTTGTATCCAAATAGTTCTCTTGAATGTTGATCTTATCCATAAACATTAGGGAAAATGATAAATCAGGTATTGCAGATTTGTTATTTGATGCTGTAGCAATATTATTATCCTCATTTAATATGGTCCACATATATGGAAATTCCATTTGTCGGGATGTTCCAATATCATAAGGTTCTCCAAACCCAAAATCTTTTAAGATGTAGTGGTTCTCTTGGAAATTCTGAAACCAATTTATCAGTTGATTAAGTGTTACTATACTTGTTGTAGTCATTATATTGAGTTTTTATTTTTTAATTCTTCTTTATTCTTAAAATATCCCAACCAATTCAGACAATGAACATAACTCATTTTATATACATCATCTTCCTTTAACTTTAATTTGTCTATTAAGGTATAAACAAAATCTAACCACATATATCGGTCATCCATTTTCTTTCTATCCCCCAATTTCTTGGCAAATCTTTCGTTATCAGTTTTTATTTCTCGTTGTTTTTGGAAGAGTCCATCATATTGTTGGGTGATAAATCTCTTCCAGTTAAAAAAAAACTGAATATATGGTTAATCTCACTTATCTTAATCTTCTTAAAACTCTCCTCACGAGACATAAAACTTGTCTTATACTTTTCTAAGTTCCCATTCTCCTTCTTTTTCCTTAAGAATATACATAGTAATTTTGACATTACTTTCTTTACATCCCCCTCTGCCGACTGTAAGAAAGTCTCAATGGAGATAACCTCACCAGCGGTATATTTATTAAACTCTGAGTAAAGGAAATACTCTTCCCCATCCACAATTACTGAATCTTTTTTCTCTTCTTTAATTGGTTCATATACAAATGCCAAGTTTTTAACCAATTCTTTGAAATCCTCATAATCAATTTGTTCAATAATATCTCTATTGATACCTGTTAATTTATGAATTATCTCAAATGTGTAGAACATACCTTGATGGACATTCGTATCTATTGAGTATAGATCACTAAATTGTTGTATTGTTACCTCTGACCATTCTGTTGGAAATTGGTATATTTTTTCTTCTTCATCTAATTGTACATTAATCTCTATCATATTTCTCTTTATTAAAAATAAATATTTATTTTACTTAAATGTTTTTACACATTCATAAATCCAACGAATGGTTTATTACCACCCTCTTTTCTTTTACCTAATTTCATCATTATACCATACCTCATCGCATCCATTGCGTGATTGTACATATCAATGGGTTCAGGGTCATATCCCCCATTTCTATTCTTCTTATACATATACTTGGATAGTTCTTCAAGGATGTTAATTGATCGTCTTGTAATAAGTAATTTATACTCCTGAACTAATTGGATACCAAACTTAACACTATCTCTTCCTTTCTCAACGGGTTTAACTTGATGTCCGTATCGTTTTAGTTCGGCAATGGACTTAGGTTCCGCTGAGTCAGAGAAGATCTCTCCTGTGACATTATTCTGTTTCATTAGATTTGATAGTTCACTGTTAAGAACTCCCGTCTGATACACAACCTCATCTATGATTAGAGTGTCATTGTATTTATATATCCCAACTAACGCTGCCGGATCTGAACTAAATCCAAAGTCTAACCCCCAACATAACAATCTGGCATCATCAGGTATTATATCAATGATCTCATAGTCCTTATAGATCGTTCCTTCAACTGATCCAATCTCACCATCCAAATATACTTTACACCAATTCTCCCAATATAATGAGGTTGTTGCTTTGGTCCTATTCATTTCTAATGATGATATGATCTCTTCTGACAACGCTTCGTTATCTTTATATGTTAGGATTATATGTTCTGAATTTGGTTGTGTTAGAACTTCTGTATGAACCCAAAATGATGAGGTGGGGTTAAAGTCAATATAGATGTCCTGATCGGTTCTCATCTCTAATTGAAGGTATGAGTCATAGTTTATATTGTTAGCCTCATTCATATACAATATATTTCTTCGTGCTCCCCTCAGTCGTTCTTCTGAATCACAACTAAAAAACTCTATGTATGATCCATTTGTAAAATTGTATTTTAAGAGTGTCTTATTATAATTTTGGGGGATATACCTACCAGTGTCTTTCATAATACCTAAGAAGTCTTTTAAACATCCTCTCCTAAGATGAGGTATTGTTTCTGATACTATGGATATCTCAAGACCAGGTTGTTTGATTGCCTTATCAATTAGGATTGCAAGGATTGAGAATGTTTTTGATGCAGATGTCCCCCCTTGTATTACTTTAATACGGGACTTCATTCTCCTAATCTTTCTTAACGCTGTTGTATATTTAAATTTAGTCTTCTTCATCAGGGAAGAATGGTTGTTCTGATATGGTTATGTCTGTCTGTTGTTTGATTGGGGCATCCAATCCCAATAACTTTGATAGTTGAGCCAATGATTTATTCCAATTCCCCCTATCAATAAAGTGTTCATCTACCTTAGCGGATGCAATTAATTCTAAGTATTCTTTAATTAAGAACTCACGGGTTACTTCTAACTTCTCTGAGGTCTTATTCATCTCTTGTTGGAGGTATTCTTTAATTCTATCATTTTCCATCAATCTTGGACCACTTGATCCCGCCACTTTATCACTAACTCCATAGACAGATTTATATGCTTGTGTGCAGTTCATACCATTTGATAGATACTCATCACAGAATGATTTGTGTTTTGCTGATAAACTCATTGTATAAAATTTATTACTATTAAAACTCCGACAATATATCCTACAGATAATGCCATTGCTTGTTTTATTCTTTCATCCCAATCTTTTGTTTCAATCATATACCCTATGAATGGTAATCCCAAGAATGGGCTTATGGCGGCAAAAAATAACATCATTCCTGTATTAGCTTCAGCAACTGATCTAATGTAGAATGTAGAACATATTTCTATTATTAACGCCGATAAACCTATGATGAAGTATTTCATTATTCTTTGTTTAGTCTTTGTTTAGTCATTTCAATATAGGACTCACTTATATCAATTCCTATGTAATTTAGGTTATATTTTTTAGCAATAACCGCTGATGTTCCACTACCATTATAACAATCAAGTACGGTTCCATTTTCAGGACAACAACTACTTACAATATTATCCACCAATTCTTCAGGAAAAGGAGCCGGATGTATATTATTTTTTTCCTTATTAATTCTCCAAATATTTTTCTTATGAATACATTTTGACTTATCAAAATATGGTGTAGCATCCCAATCTTTTTTAATCCAAAAAACCCACTCGGTTGTTGGTAAAAAATACTTGTTGGATAATTTAGGAGTATTACCCCTATCCCATATTATTATTTGTTTAACATTATAGTCATAAACATAAGATGGATGGATTGTATTATTCTTGTGGAAGATGTCTATGTGATTATAAAATATTGAACCAGATGGTTTAATTATTCTCACCATCTCATCTAATACCTCTTTCTGTTCTTTGATGTATTCTGATGGTTCTAAACTATCTGAAAATTTATCATAATAAATAACTCTTTTCCAAGATCCTTGTTCTTTACTCCCATTCCAATAATTTTTGTTGTAGGGTGGTGATGTGACGATAAGATCGACTGTATTACTCTCAATCTTTTTTAACTCTTCTAAACAATCCCCCAATCTTAAATCAATCATATTTTGTTTTTCTTTTTTCTTGAACATTTGGTACATCCAACCTTTTCAGCTTCTACCTCATCAACATCTATTTCAGGTGTTACCATCTCAAATAATGGTTCTTCTACTGTTGGTTTAATCGTCAATATTGTTTCTTCAAATATATCTTGAGTTTGTAACCAATTTAGTACCATAGTTTGTCCGTGTTTGATTTGTGCGGAACATTTGGTACATACTCTATATTTGGGATCGATCTTCTCTCTAATCACATTTTCCATATCTAATGCGCTAGACTTATACATTTTATTTAATGTTGCCAAATGATAACAATGATCATAAAATTCTTTGGTAATCATATTCTTTTTTTAAATAAATATATCTCTATTTGATTTGTTGTTAAGGATGTGAGTAGACTATTAATCTACTCACTACAATAATCCTTAAACTATAGAAAAATAATGTGAAATAAGGGGAGAATTATGGAAAATGAAAAACATACTTATTATTTATCTCCCCTTATAAATCATATTATTGTGAACAGTAATAAATATACTATTTTTATATTACTAAATCAAGTTATAATGATTCAGTGTTGAATATAATTTGATCAACTTTTTCAAATCTATTTTGTAATTCTTTGGAATAACCATTTTCAATAAAATTATTGAGTACTGTTGTAACTTGGATAA